TCAAGGTTTGGTAAATGTCAGTAATAGAAGTTATGGATATGGTGCTTTGTTTATGGTGTCTTATGCTTCACAAGTTGCTGAAGTAAGCGACCCATCTAATCAATTTGATATAGGAAGTGGTGGTAACACATTGGGTGCTGGGGTCTACAAAAATAATAATGATTATACAATTCATGTAATCAACAAAGATACAAATGGTGCAACAAGAGGGTTTTCTGTACAAGTAATAAGTAATGATTTTTAGGAGCAAATGATGGCATTAAAAATAACCATAGATAAATTTGAAAATATGAAGGTTGGAGAAGATGGTTTACCTAATCCAAGTGGAGTAGAAAAAAAGTTAGTAGGTTTTGCAGTAGTTAATGATGCTAATGCACTTCTTATTATTGATAAATATGTAGAACTATCAGATAGCAAAACATCTGAAGACTACACTAAAGAAGCCTATGAAATGGCTAAAAAAGAAATTAATGATTGGGCGTTTAATATAACTAATGAGGGTAAAACATTTAACCCAGATACTGGAAAGATTGAGTAACAATGAGTAATGCAAGAAACTTAAGTAAATTCAAACCATCTAGTAGTGGTCTAGTTGAAACAGCAGACATTGCTGATGATGGTATTACAAACGCAAAGATTGCTGATGATGCAATAGATACTGCACAAATAGCTGATGATGCTGTAAGCACAGACCAAATAGCAAACGACGCTGTAATAAGTACAAGTGGTGCAATAACAACTACTGGTGCTTTTACTTCTGTTGGTATAGATGACAATGCTGATGGTGTGGCTATGACTATTGATGCTAACGAAGACGTAGAACTTAATAATGGTGGTTTATACGTTACTGGTTCACTTAATAGTTTAACAGTAGACAAAGGTGGCATAGATAGAAGTGGTAATACTACAAGAATTATAAGTGGTAGGTCTGGTGGTAACTATTCAGATTTTTCTATTAATATTGCTGGAACTGGTAATGCAGTAAATAGGCAAGTTTATATAGATTATCAAGGTAATATGACATTAGACAATGGCAACCTTACTATAGGAACAAGTGGCAAAGGAATAGATTTTAGTGCTACTGGTGATGGATTTGCTGCTGCTGGAAGTGAGCTTCTTGATGACTATGAGGAAGGTGCTTATACTTTATCTTTTAATGGTTTTGCCAATCAAACAGTAAGTCAAGGTTGGTATACTAAAGTAGGTAGATTATGTTATGTCACTACCTTTATTCATGCTAGTGGCTCTCAAAACACAAATAGTTTTACTTGTAGTTTACCTTTTACAGCAGCTGCACATTCAGCATCTAACAATAGTGGATATTATATAGGAAGTATTGGTCCAACAATGCACTATAGAGTAGATACTGGAAGTGCTGGAATGGTAACGTATGTAGCAGCTGGTACAGCTACATTTAGACTTTACGAAGTTAACGCAGATGGTGATTGGCACTTTATGCAAAATAACGCTTTTACAAGTGAAGACCAAGCATGGGTTGCATTTACATATGTTACAGCATCATAAAGAAACAGAATAGGAAAACAATATGGCACAAGGTGATTTAACCAAAGAAACAGAAAACGATAAAATTGAAGTTGTTTTAAAATGGAACATACAAGTTCGTAAAGCAACAAAAGTAATGGAAGAACAAGCAGATGGTTCTAAGAAAGAACTGTCACGTTCATTTGTTCGTTCTGTATTACAACCATTTAGTTCTAATTGTGATAAAGATGGTAAATGGACACATACACCTACTGATTTGAGTAAAGAAGATGCAGATGTAAAAGCAATAGCTGAAGTTGCTTGGACAGATGATGTAAAAACAGCATACAAAAAAAATATAGAGAATCAGACTCCTTAATTTATGGACCCAGTAACTGCTCTCGCTACAGCTACAGCTACATTTAATTTAATAAAAAAAGGATTCCAAGCATCGAGAGATGTGGAATCTATGTATGGGGATATTGGAAGATGGATGGGAGCTATCTCTGATATAAACCATGCAGCAAAAATGTCTAAGAACCCTCCTCTATTTAAAAAGTTATTTGCTGGTTCTTCTGTAGAACAAGAGGCAATGGATGCTTTTGCTGCAAAAAAAAAAGCAGAAGCTATGGAAGAGGAACTTCGTAACTGGATAAACCTAACACATGGACCTAATGCCTGGAGTGATTTATTAAAAATGCAAGCCAAGATTAGAAAACAAAGACAAGAACAATTATATGCTCAAGCTGAGTTTAGACAAAAAGTAATAAATATTATAGGTGTAATTTTTCTTTGTACAATCGTAGGTGGTTTGATAATGTGGCTAGGATATTTATTTTATCTTAAAAGACAAGGAGGACTATAATGGGACCAAGCCCAGAAGTCGTAGAAAAATGGACTCATGCTATTGATAGTTTCAAGATTATTCCAAGAGCATTAATCCTATTATATATGTATCTAACCTATACTGTAGTTTTTTGGTATATTGGTTTGGATTCACCATCTTTAGAACAGAGTGGCATGGTGTCAGTATTGACTTCAGCCCAAGCAGTTGCACTCGGTTTATTCATGGGAAGGTCTAACTGATGTTTCAAGCACTTATAGGACCTATAGCAAATCTTGCTTCAACATGGATGGAATCTAAAGTAGCGAAAACTAAAGCAGCTGGTGAAGCTTCACTAGCAAAAGCCAAAGCTGAAGCTAAAGTTATGGAAACAATGGCAACTCATGAAGCTGGATGGGAAAAGGTAATGGCAGAAGCTTCTAAAGATTCGTGGAAAGATGAAGCATATACAATTTTATTTATAATTATTATAGCCATGAACTTTATCCCTCCATTACAACCATTTGTTGAAAAGGGATTTGAGTCATTAGCTCAAACTCCTCAATGGTTTCAATGGGCTATCTATGCATCAATAGCAGCTTCATTTGGACTTCGTGGCATGAAAGGGTTAAAGAAATGAAAAACTTAGTTGATACAATAAAATTACATGAAGGTTGTGAGCTTAAACCTTATAAAGATACAGTTGGCGTTTTGACAATCGGCTATGGTCATAACTTGGAAGAAGGTATTGACCAGGAAACAGCAGACTTTATTCTTGCAAGAGATTTAGACAAACATAAACCTTTTTGGAGGGAATTACCTGACAATGTTCAGATTGTTTTGTTGTCTATGCAGTTTAATATGGGTTGGAATAGATTTTCTAAGTTTAAGAAGTTTTGGAAAGCCATTGAAGAAAAAGATGTATTTACAGCAGGAATGGAAATGCAAAACTCGAAATGGTGGGGTCAGGTTAAATCAAGAGGTCCTCATCTTCGTGAAATGCTTGAAGGTTCATCCTTTTAACTAACTGAACAATTTTAGCTTTACGACGATTTGGACAGGTGTAATTCCATTTTGATACCTGTTCTATGGCTAAGTTCCTTTGATAGTCTGTAACAAAGCCTAAGGAGCTTTGAGTAGTGGGTATATAATACTTTGGATAGTATGTGCCATACTTGTCATAATTTTCTGCGTCTGGATCATCTTCGTACATTGTGAATACTCCTTTTAAACTTTATTGGTTATAAAACACTATAGCACCAAGAAAGACTCCTCAACCCTATAAGAGGGGTCTTTCTCTCAATGTGAATAGTTTTTTTTTATATTTTATGCTTATTATACTGAATCACGGCTAGACTCGGCAGTGGTGGGGATGAAAGGGCCTCTAGCTTTTGCTAGAAGCCCTTTCTTTATTGAGGGAATGGGATTAAACCTTTGCTTTAACGTACGTCATCCCTCTTTATTGTAAGGGTAGTACCAATACCATCCTACATTTGTGGACCTTACAAATTCTGTGCTTTGTTTTCTCCAAGAAGTCTTTTCTTGTTTGCATAAGCAGACTTTAGCTTGGTCTTGAAAAAAGGTGGAAAATCAAATTTCTTTATGTCATTCCCAATGCTCTCAAGAGCTTTGATAGTTTTAACTGTATTGATTTTCTTGATCAATTCTGAAGACTTTTCATCAGCAATACGATGTTCTTCCTGATTAGATACGTCTACAGGTAGATCCTCACCAGCATATATATTGATACCCAAGCCATGATAAGCAAGACATTTAGCTAAAGCTCTTTGTAAAGCAGTATTGACCTGAAAAGCATCAGGAAACTGTACTGATTTGTTTACATTGTCAGTTACTGGATATATCTCAGACAATGTAATGTCTTCAATAGTTACAGAAACTTCAACAAAAGTATTACCCTTTGTATCTCTCATAAAAGGAAGTGTATTGTTTTGATTGTCAACAAACACTTTCTTCTCAAAGGTTGCATTTGGGTAATTAGCCTTGACTTTATTCCAGGCATGAGTCCAAGAAAGGTAAGTAAACCTACCCTTCTTCTCAGTTAAGTCGCTAGTGTCAATACTAGCAAGGTTTTGATAGACAGATTTAGGTACACCAATAGCCATTATTTATCCTCCTTCTTTGTAGATATTTTGATTGATGGTTCACGACCTTTAGTTCTGGTCATGGTTAGTATATTGCCCTTGAGATTGCCACCTAGCTCATGTGTCATCTTACGACACTTTTTAGGCATAAGGTTTCTCAACTCAAGTTTTGCAAAGTCTGCATCGTTTTTGGCTTGCTTTTCTGCAATAACAGATTGACAGTTGAAATCAACTTCTTTGGCAAGCTGTGAGTCAAACTGTTCTAGTTCTGACAACTGCATAGTGTAGGTGTCAGTCCAGTCAGGCATATCAAGCTCTTCTGCACCTTTTGGCTTTATACCATATTCATACCAGTTCCACCATTGCTTGGCATTTTGCAAGTAAGCATCAATGAAGCTTTGGTCACGAAGTATCTTTCTGTATTCAACTCTGGCACCAAGACCAAAAAATACAGTAAGAAAACAATAACCAGTATCAGCAGTATAAATATGGTGCTGGCATTGTGCAGCATACATATCACAGATTTCATCCATCTTCATCATACCCCAATGACACTTAGCTTCTACAGGTATATTTACATCACTTGCAGGACTATTAGTAAGTGCATCATATGTAGAATGAATAGGAACTTGAAACTTGTAAGGACCACCAAGATCAAACTCAGCAACACGAGTTTTACCAAACTGATAGTTGTAAACAGTTGACCCTGATACTTCTTCATACTGTTCAAGGACAAACGGCTCCATAAAAGAACCAGCATCCATTTTAAGTTGAGTTGACTTATTGAAGTCAAGCGAAGTAGCATTGTGCTTTGTTTCAATAAGTTCTTTCCATCTAGCAAGATTACCACTTGAGATAATCTCTGCTTCTGATGAACCGATATAATACTTTCGTTCGTCAAGCTGCTTTTGTGTCAGAGCCATCTTTTATATCCTTTTCTAAATGTGGAATGTGATCGTTTTCTAAAACACCTATATCATCAGGATCAATGTCAGGTTTGACATTTACATCTTCCCATGATTCTTTTGATTTCTGTGAAAATCTTGCAATATCAAATCTTGGATTGTTTGCAAAAGACTTAATTGTCCTGGCAAATGAATCATTTTCAATATATGCAGGGTCTATCATTGGAGCTATCTCAGTAGCAAGAAACTCAAAATGATATGCAGTCAATTTTTTCATTTAAGCACCTCATATGTTATTTGACTTGGATTACAACACCAATAATGTCAACCAACCCTAGATCAACATTTGGTGTTTGATATGTTGATCTAGCTATTAAGTATGGTGGCTGATATTCAAAGATATTAAAACTATTCATATCTTTTATCATTACAACATCACCTTCTTTTGGCTTTTCTTCAACATCTACAACAATCGAATTACCGATTTTTATTCCGTATAGGTTCATTGTTTCCCAAACTACAGGGATTTCAAATACATTCATCGGTTTCCTATATGTTGAAGTTTTAGTATAAAAAATTATTGATAATAACTCAATAGCTAGTTATTTATACTTAGGAGGTGTGCTATGGATAACTTTGAGTCGAGTTATACGAAAAAACTTATTAAACAGTTTCGCAAAAGACGTATGCAACTTGGTATTGCACAAACGTCTGTTGATGACAGGATAGGTGTCGCAACTGGTCTTGTAGCTAAATGGGAGACAGGGTATAGAAAGCCAACTAGCTTTAATTTGCACTGTTGGGCTGAAGCCCTCGGATGTAGAATTAAACTAGAGGAGAAACCAGATGCGTGTTTTAGGTATTGATCCAGGCTTGAATGGTGGTATAGCCGTCATAACAAAAGACAATGATACTATGTCATACATACAAGCTATTAAAACCCCTATATTTAGTTTAAAGAAGGGTTCTAAATCAAAACGATTTTTAGATGCTTATTCAATATTAAAGACAATCATGGACTTTGATCCTGACCATGCTTTTATTGAAAAACAACAACCTATGCCAAAACAGGGTGTTACATCTACATTTGTAACAGGTCTTGGTTATGGTATATATTTAGGTATCCTCGTTACAAGAGGTATAGCCTACACTGAAGTACATCCTACGACTTGGAAGAAGTCATTTGGATTATCTTCTGATAAAGAAGAAGCTCGTAAAAGAGCATCAGAACTTATGCCTACAGCATCAGAGCTTTGGAAGCTTAAATCTGATGATGGGGTTGCAGAGGCTGCTCTACTTGCCTATTACGGAATGAAGAGTGGCTCTGCAACGGAGAAGATACTACACTAACATGAGCTTATTTCAAGATAAAGAACAGGAAAAATGGATGCTTAAAGCAATGTTTCGTGCTAAATACCCAGACATCGCCAAACTGATGGACCAAGTACGAAAGTATTTTCCTGGTGCAAAGTTAATTAAAGTTCGTGATATGTTGGGGAAAGAGATTAAAATTACTATTGATGACCTTTTAAAGAAAAGAAGAAAACCAAAGAGAAGACGTTAATTACCAAGAAATAATCATTCCAAGGTCAACGTCTTTATCCATTGATTTTATATTTTCCATATGTTCTTTAGTGGCTTTTTCAGCATCATCTTCACTCATTCCCTGAGATAAGAAGTTTTCGTAAACTGTTACGACATATCTTTCATCGTCACTCATTTTTATTCTCCATTTTCATTTCGTTAGTCTCCAATGCTCTCTAAGTGCTGTTCTGTGGCTTTCTCAGCTTCCTGAGACGCTTGTTCTTCTGTCATTCCTTGATTTATATATTGATTGACAAAATTGTCATATACAAGCTCCCTATAAAGTTCAGCTTGTAAAGGTAAACTACTCATAACTACCTCCATAGTGGTGGGGAAAAGGACAATGATGGGGAATAAATATGCAAAAATCCCCACCATTGCCAGTTTATGCAATCAAAATAGATTACAGTGATCTTACCATTACGAAGCGACTCTTAACCTATCTGAACAGGGCAACACACGGGATAATTTAATAAACCCTTTTCTGGGAACCTGTTCAGTAGACATCTATTTTTTGTAAGACTGATTGCGTGTCTTCTTGGAGAGCTTCTACCCAGAATTACTTTTGATAGATGTTAAAACCACCTTTTGCTTTTAACTCAGCATAGATAGCATCTACCAAATCTGTTTTCTTTACAAACTGAGGTTCTACATTATCGAACAACTCTTTGTAAAGCATTTTAAGCTTGGTCAATGGATACTTGCTCAACCAGTTTTTCTCTGGTTGGAACCAAATCTTTTCATCGATAGTAAAATCGTAGACTTCTTTGAACTCCTTACTTTCGAAATCATAAGCTCTACAACTCCTGATAGCAATGACACCAAGGATAGTATCAAGCGTATTACCATCAAGGTTGTAGTAATAAGAAAACAAACTACCTCCATTGCTCTTAATATGCTCAATAGCATTATCATATACCTGGTCAATAAAGACTTTATGGTCAGAAACATATAACTCATTGGATACCTCTGCTTTTGCATTAAAATCACATTTGTTTTCGAACTCACCATCACCAATGAAATTGTGATCGTAGTCCCATGGATGAATACTTCTCATAACAATGATAGCTTTGTAAAAGTTTGCATAGTTAAACTCTTTAAGATTATGAAACATATTCTGTCTGAGAAACTCATCACGATACTTTGTAAGCATAAACTGTTGTGGCTTTGAAAGTTCGTATTGTGTTTCTTCAGGAACTTCAATCTCTTTGCCATCAGTGCCTACAACACCTGTAGCCTTTGTATCTTCTACTGGCTTTTCAACAAGACGAATAGTATCAACCTCACCTCGTGTTGGAAAATACTGCAACACTAAATGAGTATCAGAATCTTTCTGACGTTTGTCAGGTCTTTCAAGATTTTTACAACGAGGACTACTAAAGTAAGCTTCGTCTCTCAATAAGATTACACTCTTGTAAGACTTTTTGGAGTGTTTTGCTACAAGATCATCAAGGTAATCATCTGTCATCTTTTCGAATACCTTTTGATTTGTAATCCAAACATCTTCAGAGAATAAATCTTTTACAACACCAAGAGCTTCTTCATGCCCTTCAATGTCAAAGATAGCTTTGTCAGCTGAAACTCTACCACTGTCAAAGAACCAGTAGACATCCTGTGGTCTTATCTTACGACCATTTTGATCTTTCAGGAACTTGTTCTGGTCTTTGTGAGAGCCAAGAGTAAGAGCTTGAGCAACATTGATACCAAACTCCATGTTTCTGAAAGCTCTTTTAGCTTTGTCAGATAAGTCAGCAAGCTTGATACGTTGCTGGACCCAAAGAGTTGTACGTCCAAATTGTGCTGCAATAGAATCATAGTCACCATGACCTTCTAAACATATTCTTTCTATTGCTTCACATTCATCCATTGGATGCATATCCTCATGCATCATGTTTGCATGAAGACCAACGTCAGTCTCACTGACATTATCTTCAAGAACTTTACAGTCAATCATTTGACCTGAATCATTACCATAAATACCTTGCAATGCTTCTAGTCTTCGATTGCCGTCAGTGACTACATATCCCTTGCCATTCTTTTTGACGAGTAGATTTTTTAGTAAGCCATTGTGATTTATTGAGGCGACTAATCTGTCCATAGATGTTTGAGAGGGCTTAGTCTTTCTTACATTTTCTGGATTAGGTTTAAGATCGCATAATGGAATTTGTTTTACTTCCATATATTGACTCCTTTAGCTAGTTTATAGGGGTTTGTCTTATCATTGTCTTCACCGATAAGACGGATTATTTCCCGTGCTTGTTCTTCATAGTAGCACAGGAAAATCTGGTTATTAATATCAAAACGAGGATCCACACCAAGTTCACAATCATTGAACTTTTGGATGAAATCTGGAACAGAAATTTTATAAAAGTGAACTTCTGTAAGATGAACAACAAAGATTTCATCTAAGCTATGTGGCTTATGAAATATTCTGTGCATTTAATATCTGCCTTTCAAGTTCAATTACACCAAGTTTGTCAAGATACCTTGGTTCCAAATCTCTGTTGACTATGTCAACAATAAGATCAGGTGGACAATCTATACTGTCACCAGTGTTCATATCCACACCCATGAATAGTGCCTTTCCACATAAGGGCATAGGATACAATTCTGGTATATAAAAGAAAGCTAGTGGCGATTTAAATAAACCTTCATCATCAATGAATATTGTTCCTGGCATTTCTTCTTTACCAGCATCAAATGGTGACTTGTAAGAAAAGCCAACACCACTGAATACACTGCAAGAAAGAAAATCATGCTTTTCTTTCAAGCTGTCTCCTTTTACAACAACAGTTTTAACTGTCTTGTCGAAAGGATTAAGTAATAAACCGATCATTTTATAGCACCTCCAATTCCATCATCGAATGTAAGAGTCATAACTGGTGAATCATGATGATAACACTCTTGATATTCGTCTTCATGTTCGCTGTAGATTTTAACATTAAATTTCAGTTCCAAATCATCTAAGATGTAGCTTGGGTCGTTTCTGCCATATCTGAATATATCGATGACATACTTTTCATCATTCGATAAGGCATAATGAAGATAGTTGTCTCCAGCATCTTTAAACCAAAAACCATCCATCCCATCAATTTCATTTATGACTTCAAAGTCACATTTAGATTTTACCTCTGATATAGGTATTTGACCATCTGGTCTATAATATGTACTCATTCTGCACCTCCACAGTCTATACATAATCTTGAGTTTTCATTTTCCCATTGATCTGGCTTTGGCGTACAGCCACAGTTGATACAATAAGTTAAGCGACTACCTTGTCCGTTATATACTTGCTTAGTATTGTTACTGCGACCCACATTGGTGCGCCAATAACTGAAACGAGCAGTGTAGGATTGATTCCAAAAGCTATAAGGCTTAGAAGAATGATTGCTGCGAGAATGAGATGAGTTGTTACGAACCACCCTATCCATGTCGCTTTCTTTCTCAGAAATGGAATCTTCTTTAGATTTGTCCACATTAAACCTCCTTGGTTAATTTTTTATTAAACCTTCTGTCTTTGGCTTTGCCTGATTTTTTCATTGCTTTCTCCCAATTACGAGAAAGTGAATGAGTCTTATCTTTTTTACGCTTCCAACCTCTTTGCATCAGAATGACTCAATCGGTGGTGGAATAAGAGCAATCATAAAGACATATACAATATAAAGAATAACAATTAATAAAAGCAAAGTAGCTATATCCTGAAACCATTTAAACAAAGTTGACTGTCTAAGCTCTTCCACTATTTCTTTTAAAACTTCCATTTGGTCCTCCAATCTGTAGTCCAAGTATATCTTTTATACCTTTTAGCTGACCATCAAAACCTTTTACAATCATATCTAAATTATTGATCTTGATTTCAATGTTCTGCATTAGTTTTAAAAAGTCTCTTTCATTCTCAACTCTTGAAAGAGTTTCTTCAACGATTTTTTTATTCAGTTCATCAATTTTAGACTGACAAGTAATATTTTTCATAAGCAATACTTTCTCAATGAGGCGAGTTAAACTCACCAAGGTTAGGGATTAGATGCCAGGCTTTCGCCTTGCACTAAAAAAGGGGACCATCTTTCGACAGTCCCCAGTTAGAGGAAATTTTGAAATTATTCCTTAGAAAGGAATCTCATCTTCACCAAGGTCATTTGAAACCCCGTCCTTGGCTTTAGGGCTGTCGGCTCCATTGCCGTCTGACTTAGAACCAGCAAGTCGTATCATTGAAGACATACCTGCGATTTTGATTTTGAAGCCAGTTCTCTTGGCTCCAGAATCTTTATCCTCCCAACTGTCAATCTGAGGGAAACCTCTGACAAATACAGTTGAGCCAACATCAAGAAGTGGTTCGATGATGTTGGTAACGACACCAGACGGCTTACCATCTTTAGGCTTGCCATCCCATGCTTCAACGTTGTACCAATGAGTCTTGGTGACTTTCTCACCTTTCGCCATGTACTTCTCGTTGACTGCTACGGAAAAATTAGCAACCTTGATGCCATTGTGGGATTTGATCTCAGGTGCTTGCCCAAGATTACCAGATACTGTGATTTCTGCTATGTTCATAACGTCAATCCTCCTTCTACTAAATGTTACAGTTATGAGCCACTCCAAGGTTGAGAAATAAGTAAACGAGTTACCTTGAAGCGACTCACCAAAATAACCCTTGGCTTTTCACCAAAGGTTAAATCAGTTTGCGTTATCTAATTATATACGAGGGATATGTAAAAGGAAACATATAAAGTTATCAGTCTGAACTTCTGTCACTGAATTGCAACCTTGCTAGCTAGGTATCAGTGTCACCCTCATTAAGACTATCTAGGGGGAACGTTAACCCAGATAATCTTAAACCCTTTTCTTTGTGGCTTTTCACATCCTTTAATCTTCTTCATTATAAAAAGGACGATAGAAATAATTGCACCACCAATCACTGCTGCCATCATGCCAGCGAAAGTGCCAGCAAATAGAACAACGAGTAATAAGGATGATGCTATGTCAACTGCAATATCAAAAGCCAATACACGTTTTATATTAAATTTAAACAAAAGAAAAAGTATAGCCAGTGCTGAAAATATTCCAGCGATTAAATAAAAAACCATAATAACCTCTATTTGGCTTTCTTATAATTGTCTGAGTAATGTTTAGACACATAATTTGTTAAGTCTTTACTGATTGAAGCAACTGTCATACCTGAAGCTATGACCTGTCTTCTCGAAGTTTTGTAGACTGCAACAACTGCAAGCCCAATCAAAACTGTTTTAGCGAATGTATTATTTTTTATCATTGATTCTCCTTTTCTGCCTGTCTGAGGCGAGTTGCGACAAAAAGACCACTGGACGAAAACCGAAGGTTTTCGTAAGCGACGACCGAAGGGAGGAGCGTCAGTGGTCTGCGATAATCGCTATATGAACTTGTTCATATTAGTGATTATCTGCATATAATTCTCAGCTTTGCTGAGAGAATTTAGAAGAAAGAAAAAGCACCTGGCTTTAGCCAGTTGCTCTTTTCTTCTTCAGGAAGGTGCCGAAGCACCCTCCGTTGTGGATATCTGAGCCTGAAGCTTACAACCCGTCGGGTACGTTTACCAAACCGAAATCCTCATGTCTATCTGACAATCGTTTATCGAACTCATCTCGGTTGTTTAACAGATTATCCAAAGTCAAGTTACGATCATTGGCTTTCCTTTTGTTAAGTTTAGCCATCTCTTCGAGAGTGGTGTACTGACCCCAATTCATCCCAGTCTGACCTAGAATCTTTGGTCTGAGCTGATCCTTACAGATAACAAAGGCATTATTCAGTATAGCCCATTGCTGTCTTGATCTTTGAATCTTCTCGTTGAGATCATCAATCTTGTTCATGTTAATCTCAGTATTGTTGCTGGCTCTCTGCTCAGCTCTCAATTCAGCTCTGAGTGTAAGACCCATCTCTTTGACATTGTCTCTCATCTTCTCAAACATTCTGGTAATCTGATCACCAAGTTTTGCTTGGATGATTACGTCATTACCATCATCGAAAAGATTGACTAACATCATACAGACAGAGATCAACTTAGCAGGAAATGCTTCATCATAAGTTGGATTTGGCTGACCCTGAAATGCTCTAGCGATAGCATCAAGAAACTCAGTATCAAGTTTCTGGCTTTGTCTTTCAACAGAAGCCATTCTGACACGACGTTCTTCAAGGTTACGAGCAAGTTCTTCTTCTTGCTCCTTCTTGAAGTCTCGTGCTTGCAATACTG